AAGAAGGATCAGCCTGGCATGAAAGGCGGTCCGAACGGGAACGGTCCAAGCTTTGCGCCTCCAAACCCGATCCGGAGGCAACCGGTGCTCCCATGAAAAAGATTTCACGCTGGGTCCAAAACCTATTCACACCCAAAGAGCTTCACGGTCTAGACGTGCAGGAGCTTTTGGACTGCATGAACGATTCAGGCATCCGAAAGATTTGGATTTACGACATGCTCCAAGAACTAAAGCGCATGAACTTAGAAATCGATAAGCGCCTATTAAACGGCACCCATTTAAACATCACCGATTTAGCGGCAAGACGAAAAGCTTACCAGGACGTGCTGGAGGGGATTCTCTCCGCTAGAAGGCAAGTCCGCGACCACAATCCGAAATCTAAGGGCGAGTTTGACTTAGATTCCGTGACGGTCGGGTCCGCCTACTTATAAGTCCACAATCCCAGACTGGGACGGACAGGAGATACACATGGAAATACAAGAAGGACCAATCGTGCAAGAAGGTAGCACCGAAATCGTAACACCGCAGGAACAATCGCCTGCAACGCCACAACCCGCGTTCCAACCCTCACTTCCTTTAGATGAGGCAACCGTTCGCGCGGCGGTAATGCAAGCGGAAGCATCGGGCGAAGATCCCACAAGGCTCAAAGTCGGAGCGGTGGAACAAATCCAAGACCCGAAACAGCCGCCAAAAGCGGCTCAGGCAGAAACGCCTGTTGAAGTTCCTGAAAAATTCAAAAAACCGAATGGGGAAGTGGACGTTGAGAAACTCAACGCTTCCACCAAGCAACTTGATGAGGCTATCCAGACTAAACAGGAAAAACTTCAGGACGTTAATAAGTTCGTTGAGGAAGCGCTTAAGCAATTTAAGGAGAAGGAACGGCAACTCCACTCGATGCCTAACCCGGATCGACTAGCCGCTCAGTTGCCGGTCCAGCCAGCTCCGCAAGCGCCCGTTGCCCCAAACCAGTATAGCGACGCGCAGCTCGAAGCGATGATCAACGCTGATTTCCAGGCTAATCCCGCCCGGACTGTGGCGCAACTCGTTCAACTGGCCCTGCAACGTGAACTTCAACCGATCACGGAAGAGCGCAAAGACAACCAAATCCGTGGCAACCTAAAGGAATTGGTGACTAAAGATCCGCGTGTCATCACAAACATCGGCGCGATCAACGCCAAACTCCAAGAAAACCCTGAACTCTGGAATCTCAAAAACCCTCATAAAGCTGCTTGGTTGGAAGTAAAGGAGGACTTGCGCCTCGGTGAGCTTTCGCAGGCTCAGACACAGCCGAGTAAGCCAGTCGCGCCTGTTTTGGGCGGCGGCACACCACCTCCTGCCCCATCGTCGTCTACCGGACAAGTTGACGTGAATACCGTGCTACAAGCATCCAAACAACTCGCTGCGGATCCTCCTAATCGCAATAAATACGACCAAGCCCAGTGGGAAAAAATGGATCAGGTCGCACGTCAGCTCTTTAAGTAGACGTTTTCCGTCCGCTTATAAAACGAATGTGTCAGTAGGACGCGATAGATAAACCGTAAAGGCTCAAGGATCGCGTAACTTTAATGGCAGATACAAACACATCGACCACTATCAACGACAACTTGATGGCGGCGTATTTCTCGCAAAAGATCATTGCGCGTCTCGAACCCGCGACGCCCCTGATCGAATTCGCAGTAAAAGACGACTTGCCCCTGCGTACCGGTAAAACGGCAACCTTCAACGGTTGGCAAACGCTCGGCCCTGCGTCTTCGCAGTTGGCCGAAGGTACCGTCAACAGCTTGCCGGCGTTGTCCAGCCGACGGGTCGTGGCGACTATCGCTGGATACGGTCGTGGCGTAAAGCTGACTGACCTCTTCCAAATGACCTCGTTCTTTGATGCCGTCAACGGCGCGATGGACGTTCTCACGGATTCCGCACGGAAGACCGTCGAGAAAATGTGTCAGATGGGTATCTACAAGAACTCGATCACCAATAACAGCAAGACCCTGATTCTTTCGGCCTTGATGTCTTCCTTGGCATCGGCGTTTTGCGCTTCCACGGGTACGAACAACAACTCCAACCAGTTGATGCAATTCCCGGCCGTATTCGGAACCTCGACGGGTCGCTTGTCGGCTGTTAACAAGACAGCTCCTAGCACCTCGTCCATGCTCTCCGTGTACTCTGTTCGTAAAACTGTGACCACGCTTCGCGGGTTGGATGCTCAACCGTTCGCGGACGGTTTCTTCGTGGGTTACGGCCATCCGAACGCCTTGCATACGCTGCGTAAGGATCCGACCTGGACTCAGTGGAACATTTATCAACAAGCCACTGAGACCATGTACAAAGGCGAAGTGGGTAAAGTCGAAAACGTTCGTTTCATCGCTTCGACGCTTGCTCCTCGCTATGCCGTTGCGGCGCACTCCGTGAACGGCGTGTTTATCTTCGGACAAGGAGCCTTCGGGTTCACGTCCTTAGATGGCATGGTCAAAATGGCGGTCAAAAGAGGTCCCGATTCTGGCGATCCCTTCGACCAATTCACGCCGATCACTTACAAGATCTATGGAGCTGCGGTCCCGCTGAACATCAGCGCTGGTCGTATCCTGTGGGTCCACGAAAAGCTGTAAGGATTGAATAGATGACGGCGCAAGTGGCTCCCGAAAAGCTTGATCAACCGAGTACGGAGCCACTACGCCTAAATCTAGGCGGTGCAGGGGAAGGATTCATCAGCNNGATTGTCGATCTCCGCGATACCCCCGATACTGACTACATTTCAGATGTCTCGAATTTGTCCATGTTCAAGGACGAAAGCGTTGAACAAATCTACGCGAGCAACGTCCTAGAGCATTTCCCGATTCCCAAAACCCTCGACGTCCTTAAAGAGTGGCACCGAGTACTGATTCCGGGTGGAAAACTCATGGTTTCTGTCCCGGATTTTGACGCCTGCGTCAAGCTCTACCAAAAGTCAGGCTTACTTCCTTGGATCCAATATCTGATCTGGGGAGACCAAAAACATGAGCTTAATTTCCACTATGTCAATTTCACGTTCGCTTCACTTGCGCTTGTGCTTGATCAGGCCGGATTCAGCGATTCAAAGCGCGTCAAATCGTTCGGACTCGTCAAAGACGCTTCGGAACACATGGATAACACCTACGGAATCCGAATTAGCCTTAACGTGGAGGCCATTGCTTGAAAATCACCGTCATGGGTCCCGTTAAAAACGAAGCCCAGTTTATCGGCTATTCGGTGATGTCCGTCTTCGATTACGTCCACGAATTCGTCTATGCCGTAGCACCCAGTTCAAATGACGGTACTTTGGAAATCCTTCAACATATCGCCAAAAAGTATGGGAAGGTCCGGATCCTCTTAGACCCCAAATACGACTTCGATCCCCTGGATATGCGCGCTTATAACGAGAGCTATAACGATTGCATCCGCGAATCCACTGGCGACGCAGTCTGGTTCCTGCACCCGGACATGATCGTGACCAACCCCGAAGCCATCCAAGAGATTAAAGAAGGACCGCTTGCCTGGACCGTCAATATGACCTCATTTGCCAAAGATTTAACCACCGTCATTACGAAAGGACGGTCCGACAAATGGAAAAACATCCACGCAAAGAAATTCGGCCTCCATTATTACGGTGGATATGGATCGACAAACGAAGACTTCTATTTCTCGGCGATCACCGCAAACAGTCACAAGCACCATGGGACCGAATTTCAAAACTATCCCTTCGAGGTTTTCCAGACTGGAATTAACGTTAACCATTACTGCGAATTGAAGCCTTATAAACGCCGGCTGGAGAAAATGAAACTCTGCCTAAGGACTCAGGCTCCAGATGCTTCCGCGGGATGGATCGAAGAAAAGGCGTCACAACATCCCCGTGTGACTCTTGAACCCTCAAGTGAACGATTTGGAACCTTCGAGTTTAAGGAAGGCGCTGGCGAGATCCCAAGCGTCTTTGAAAAGTACGCCGACGAATTTGAGCCATTACAAAAGAGAAAAGGAGCAGTTCATGTCTAAGGCCCCAAAGCTGTCATTTTGCATTCCCGTCTATAACAAGCCGCCAGCCGTATTCGAGAAATGCCTGGAATCTCTCTTTGACCAGTCATTTAAGGATTTTGAGGTGATTTGCGTATTTGACGGCCCTAACCCTGAACTGGAAGCAGTCGCAAACAACTTTAAGAAAGTCCAAAGCTTCGTCATTGAACACGGCGGAGCACCGAAAGCCCGAAACGAAGGGTTCCGGCACTCCTCTGGCGAATACATCTCCTTTTGGGACGCCGATTGTTACGCGAAACCCGAAATGGCGGCGATGTGGATGAAAACCTTTGAACGATTTCCTGACGCTGCCTTCGTCTATTCCGGCTATGAATTCACCCAAGAGGGAATGCAGCCGGTCGATGCCGAACCTTTTGACCTCCATTCGCTCCAAAGCGGGAATTTCATTGCGTCAATGTTCCCGGTTAAGCGGGAATACGTGGTCGAGTGGGATGAATCCCTAAAAGGAGCGCAAGACTGGGATTTCTGGCTGTCGGTCGCTGAAAAAGGTGGAAAAGGGGTTTATATCCAAGGCTACGGTTTCAGGACGGAGCCTTCGGGACTTGGAAGCATTTCTTGGGAAGCCTGGAATCAGGGAAATCGCGACGAGACCGTTCGGATCGTGCGGGAAAAGCACGGAATCAACCGAAAGATCGGCGTCTATGGTCCGATGAACTTCCTGAAAGCTCTCCATATCGCCAAGATTCTGGACGCCGATGTCATTCGAGCCTCCGGGCTCTCGATTAAGCATTACGACATGGTGATCAACCTGGGTTATAGCCCGATGATTCGGTTTGAAGGGGCAAAAGAAGGCTGCGTAAAGATCCATTACTGGATGCCTTGGGATATCGATTGCCTAGAGCAGATTGCACATCGGACTGCGAAGGAAACTATCCGACTCGCCAATAAAGAAGTCGATCATCATCTTTGCAACGAGATCGTTTCTAAGAAGCGCCTTGAATCCTTGGGGATTAACGCTGAAATCGTTCCACTGCCGACCGAAATCGACGATCTGGAGGTAGAACTGCCGGAAACCTTTCGAGT